AACCGCATGATAGACCGCATTTATGAAGCCCTGAATTACACCAGTTACGAACCCTAAGGGGTAGACAGGTCTTACCATTTTTCCAAGTAAAATTTTTAAAATACTTAAAGTATGTAATCTACATAATATATATAATATGTCTAATCTTTTTGATCTTTTCTTTGATAAATTCATAACAATCACAAAATCAAAAGATGATAGAATACATGGTAAAAGACTCTATGCAGACTATAGAGAGTTCTTCTTTAGGAATTTCGAGAAGAATCAGAAAGTTCTGAGCTTACCGCAATTCTGGAAAGCAATGGAAGCCAAGAACATTTACAAACAAAAATGTGGTAGTCTTGTTTGCTACATTGGAATAACTTCCGCATATATCAGTTAAAAACCTTTAAAATGATTTAAAGATATATAAATATTCTTAAATCAATATGAGTAAACGTTATCACAGGTTTGTAAAAGCAATCATTAAGATTACAAATTGTCCCAATGAAGATATTGCACTCAGTATGTTCGATAATCAGATCGATATAGACTACGGAGAAAGTAACTGTATATGTGGTCGTGACATCAAGCATATCAACATAGTTTATTATGATGGGCATTCATATGACATTGGGTGCGATTGTATAACATATTTTCATAAAAAGGACTGGAATGAGAAGGCAAAAGAAATTAAAAAAATCCAGTCTCGATACAGACAAGGAGTTTATGATAATATTGGTAGTAAGATTATAAAGTTCGGGAAACACAAAGGAAAAACTTGGAAAGAAGTTTATGAAAAATATCCATACTATTGTAAATGGATTTCGGAACAAAATGATTGTACGAAAGAAGAGTTTATTAAATTTAAGAAATATATTTATGAAATGAATCTTGTTAAGAAGATGCAAAAATAAATTAATCACTTTCAGAATCGGATTCATTAATCCGCTTTTTCATTCTGATGTTACATTCATAACAAATATCAAATTGTGAATCTCGCTTGATCCTGTTGATACAATTTTCAATCAGACATGGAACTGAACGGCATTTATAACACTCGTTATGTTGACTTGTCATAGACATCTTACCCCCGCATTTGCATTTCTTATATTGTGGTGTCGTACGACTAGCAATATACTCTTCCTATGACATCTTTTTAGTATCTATAGTATTTTTTGATTCTTTTGTGTTTTTTTCCTTACCCATAATAATATGATGTCTATATTATATTTTATAATCTAGACATAATTTAAAAAACCTTTAAAAGTATTTAAAGGATTATAGATATTTTATAGTATAATAAAAATATGACCTATAGATATATGGAAGTTGAAAAAGAAATTAAAGCTTATTTCACAGAAAAGGCAAAAGCCATCAAACAAATATTAAAAGAATATGAATTTGAAGAATGTACAGATTCAGCATGTGTAAACATTATACTCAGAATATTCCCAAAGTCTTTTATCTCTGTGTTTAATGCTATTTGGTTTTATAATTCAACTAATGGAATATGGAAACTAGAAGAAAATGAATTAATTAACATTGCTGAATGCATTGTGCCATTTTGGAAGAACCGGATCGAGAAGTATTCAAAAGAAGATAATAAAAATATGGTTAAAGCACTTGGTTTTTGGGTAAGAAAACTATCATCAACTACAGGTATTCAATCAATCAAGAAATATATTATTGACAAAACATCACAGAATAGTATGTATGATACATTTGATAATGTAAATAAAAATGGTTTAATGTTTAAAAATGGTTGGTTTAATCCAGATACTGGAGAAATCAGACCAGCTAGACAAGATGAATATGTTACGAAATTAATTGACTTTGGATTTACAAACAAATCAAACGAGAAGGTACGGAAGGAATTATATGACGAGTTATTATTAAAAATGTTTGAAAATGTTGAAGCATTAGATTATTACTTAAAGATGGTTGCATCATGTCTCAATGGGAATAGGATGTTTGAGCAATTTTATATCTTATCGGGGAATGGTAGAAATGGAAAAGGAACAATGGACACTTTATTACAAAAAGTATTTTGTTCATATTACAAGAAGATAGATGTTAAGAATCTAACAACTATTAAGAAGAATGCAAATGAACATTCATCAGCTTTAGCTCAATGTAATGGTGTAAGATATTTATCTACATCAGAACCAGAAAGTAACGAGACATTAGTTGTCTCTAAATTAAAAGAATATACTGGTGGCGATCTTGTAGAAGCACGACAGCTTTTTGGTAAAGCTTTCACATACAAGCCACAATTTACAATCACAATCCAATGTAATGATAAACCAAATTTATCTAAGTTAGATAAAGCAACCGAAAAACGAGTTAGGATTATTGATTTCCCTTTTGAATTCTGTGATAATCCAGTACATGATTATCAAAAAAAAGCATCGTCAAATATTAAAGAAAAGATTGAAAAAAATAAAGATTGGCATCATGAGTTTATGGTTATATTAGTCGAATATTATCAGAAATATATTAAAGGAACTAAGAAGACAGAAATAGAAAAACCTGTTACTATTGTGAATATAACTAAAGAATATATTGAAGATAATAACCCAGTATTGAGTTTTATTCAACAATACTATTCATATCCTGAAGATAATAAAGAATCTGATTTTTGGATTCAAGTAAAAGATATTGCTGATACTTATAATAGTTATACTAATGAGACTAAAATAAATTCTAGACAAATGGGACAAGCTTTAAGAATGAATGACTTTAAAAACAAGAAAGTGAAAGGGAATGTACATTTCAGAGTTGGTATATTTCATGATGAATAGTTTAAAAAGGTTTAAAGCATGATAACTATAATATACTATAGCTATAATGCCAAATAAGAGAACTTCTCCAGAAAAGAATAAGATATATTACAAAAATTTTCTTGATAAAAATGGCGGTAAATGGTTTTGTGATACATGCCAGAAAGAAATGAGTTATTATTCAAGAAGTGACCATAAAAAGACGAAGCGTCATTTAGATAGACTCCAAGAAGGCCAACAACCTGACAATAAAGACAAAGATATATTAAAGAACCTAAGCAAAGGAGATTTAGAGTCACTCAAAGAAAATCTAGAGAAATATTTAGAAAACCTTTAAAGAGTTTAAAGAAATATTTAGTTATAATATTATAGATACTAATATTATGACTAAATTCAATCTAGTAAAAACATCGAAGTCAGGGCAACTTGAAGTATATGATTATACTGGTAAGATTAATCAAAGGGACGCGAAAAAAGCTATAAATAGATTTAGAAGGCAAATAAAGAAGCAAAACCCAGATGCAAGGATTGGTGTATCTTTTAAAGTAAAGAATAATGATGCAATCCAGAATGACGGCTATTTTTGGAATTCAATAGCAATGCGGAATATAGATTTTGATGTTGACCTGCCCAGCCAATATGGAGGGAGAATCCAAGAAATAAGTTTGATGATTACCAGAAATTAACTTTAAAAACATTTAAAAAACATTTAAAGGAATATTATATAATATATATTATAATGGATAATATATATTATCGACTTAAAATCCAATTTAATAGACAGCCTATTTTTATTGGTATTGACAATAAAGTCACACTAGATGGCCAACATTCTTATGATAAAAACACAGATGAAGCAAATAAACTTTTAAAGAAAGCATTTGTGTATGTAAATTATCTTACTAGAGATTGCAACTTACCAGCTAAAGATTTACATGACCAATTTCATAAATATGCAAAAGAGATTTATGAAGCAACTGATAAAAAGATTGATATGCTTCAGACTGGAACTCCTGTGAATACAGCTTTACATTTTTTTCTTCATTCAGATGTAGTTCAGAATCTAGAAACAGAACCCATATCAATGGATGAATTTGATTTGATAGAACATGCAAATAAAAGTGATTTGATATGGTCAACAGAGTATACAGGACAGTTGTTTAAATATGATTTCAAAAGTTTATATCCACATTTGATGATAACAAATAAGTTTCCAATTAAAGAAGGTTCTTTTAAAACCTTTGATAAGCTACCTGATATATTACCGTATGGTTTTTATCGTTGCCTTCTTAAATCAAGTCATTGGAGTTTTGATAAACAACGTGGTAAAGAATGGATTACACATATTGATATAAATAATTCTCTTGAACTCAAAAAGAAAGTTCAATTGGTATGCGATGGAGAACCAAACGCATATATTTATGATGAAGATTCATTATATGATGGTTCAGTTGTTTTTAAAGAGTTTGTTGACTATTTCTTTGCACTCAAAGATAAGAAAATATTTTTTGGAAAATCAATATTAAATAGTTTATGGGGAGCATTATGCCAAAAGAATGCGAAAAAATTAACTATTAATATTGAAGATTATGATGAATATAATGATAAATGGATAGTACACAAGTTGACATACAGGAATGATGGGAAAACAATAGATATGATTAAGTTACCTAAACATGGTCAGCCATTTTGTTTTCCATTTGCACGTATGAAGCCTTTCATCAAAGCTATGTCTTGTGCTAAAGTTAGGGCAAGATTTTGGGAGCAAAAAGATAACATTGTGAGGATTCACACAGATGGATCGTATATGAATACGTATTGTAAAGGTTCATTCAAGGTTAAGACACCATTGGGCGGACTACGTTATGAAGGAAGGTGTGAAAATGGATTTGTTAAGAATATAATGGAATGTACAAAAGAAGATGAATTTTCTTTTCCATTTGCAAAAAAGAAATAATTATTATTTCTCAAAAATAATCTCCAGAGTATCCCATATTAATATGGGGTTCCATCTTATTTCCAATCCATAATTACTTATGGCTTGGTTTCCTTTGCTTTTTCCTTTTTAAACCTTAATATTATATATAAGTTTTATATAATCATATAAAGGAACATAAATATACATAATTATAATATTATGACAAAATACGAAAATTCTATTATTTATAAATTATGTTGTAAAGACCCTTCTATTGAGGATATATATATTGGTTCTACTATAAACTTGTATCGTAGAAAACATGCACATAAAACACATTGTAACAATGAATCACACAAAGAATATAAGTTTAATGTTTATATAACTATTAGAAATAATGGAGGTTGGTCTAATTGGGATATGATTGAAATAGAAAGGGTTAACTGTAAAGATAAATTAGAATTAAATAAAATAGAAAGAGAATGGATTGATAAATTAAAACCTACATTAAATCAAAGGTCACCACATATCAATAAAACTAAATCACAAAAAAATAAAGAATATAATGAAAAACATAAATGGTTTTGTAATATATGTAATAAATACTATGCACCAACACAAAAGAAGGTGCATAAAAATAGTATGAAACATAAATATACTAAACTATCTAGAGGGGGTAGCGATACTTCGGATACAGATTCGGATAACTAATTTTCCTTTCAAGTCTTTATAAAAATTTTT